CTCGGAGCAGGAACTGTTGGCGTCACGTTCACACGCGACGATGATGTCAGCATCATTCCGGATTCAGGCGAAGTTGCCGAGGTTCAGGACTACATTGATGCCGTCCGTCCAGTCACTGCCGATGTAACCGTATTTGCACCGACGCCAGTTGATCTAGACATGACGATAGCGATCAGTCCGAATACCGCGTCTGTGCAGGCCGCTATTACTGCCGAGGTTGAAGATTTGCTGTTACGCGAGGCAGAGCCAGGCGGCACGATTTTGCTGAGCCATTTGCGTGAAGCCGTCAGCATTGCAGCTGGCGAAGCCGATCACGATATGACCGTCCCGTCAGCGGATGTCACGCATACAGCCGGTCAGCTGGCAGTGCTTGGCACAATTACGTTCAGCAGCTTATGAGCCGCGTCGATGACTACATTGATCAGATGGCAGCAATGCTGCCGCCCGGTATTGCTATCCGGCGCGAGGCTGACACTGATATCTACAAGCTGCTTTCAGCTATGGCTGAAGAAATGGCGCGCATTGACAACCGTGGTGACGATTTGCTGCGAGAATCTGACCCCCGCACTACGACGGAGCTGCTGGCAGAATGGGAGGCGCAAGTCGGCTTGCCTGATCCATGCCTTGCTGGTGCCGAGCAAACAGTACAGCAACGCAGAAACGCTGTCGTCGCCAGATATACTGCACGCGGCGGGCAAAGCAAACAGTTTTTTATTGATTTTGCGGCATCACTTGGCTATACAGTAACAATCACAGAATTCAGGCCATTCAGGGCTGGAATAAGCGTTGCTGGTGATGCGCTTACGAATGGTGACTGGATTTTTGCGTGGCGCGTAAATGCTCCAGAAACAACAATCACGTATTTCAGGGCAGGACAATCATCTGCTGGTGAGGCGCTGAGATCGTGGGGCAACGACATGCTGGAATGTGCCATCGACAGACTGAAACCGGCGCACACAATTTTGCAATTTGGTTACGCATAGAGGGTTAAACCATGTTCCGCATTGATAACGCAACATCGGCAGGATCGCTGCCAACACCCGGCGCTGTTGGGCCGAATCCCGACAGCTATTTCACTGAAGGCGATCCCGGTCTAGCGGTTCCAGCAACTGTTGTCTCCGCTGACTGGCTGAACGCATTGCAGGAAGAGATCGCGTATGCCATTGAGCAGAACGGCGGCACGCTGGACAAAACAAACCGCACACAGCTCAAGGCAGCCATTGATGCGGCATGCGCTGCTGCTGCCGGATCTGCTGCCAGTCAGGCCGAAATGGAAACCGGCACGGCGACAAATAGATACGTTTCACCGGGTCGACAGCATTTTCACCCTCGCCACATCAAAAAGATTGTAAAATTTCCCGGTGCCGGATCTGATGGCACGATAGCGACTTCGATCAGTCTTGGCGGTACAGCACGCGCTGAGCGTCAGGGCAGCGGCTATTATCGCTGCCTGTGGTCAACCACTGGCAGCGGCGACGATATGTCAAGCGGAACGTATTCCGTCATTGCGTTCACGATTGAAGGCTCAGCACCAACAACTGTTGGCAGTTTTGGTGCCGCCATCACGTCAACCATTAGCAATATCGCCGTCGTTTCTGTTACTGCGCAGGATGCCACTGGCGTCACGCTGAAATGCGAAGGATCTGGCGGCGGCGGTTCGCGTGATCCAAGCCATATAGTATTGATCGTAATGGGCGATACGCCATAACGCGCATGATGCTCAAGGAGAGCCAGGTGGATCGCGACGACCGTTTGTTCCAGTCAATGATGAATAATATGCACTCGGAAGACCCTATCACCACGCTGGTGGCGTTGATCGGAGAATTGCGCAATGAACAGAAAAGGATGGCTGATACAATGGATTCGCGCACAAAGCAGGTCGATGAAATTGACAGAAAGATAGATGCGCTTTCGAATGAGAGCAACGAGCGGCACATGCAGATTCTCAATGCGTTTCCGTCGTCAGATATAGACGGCCATCGTCGCTATCACGAGGCGGTCATAAAACGCATTGAGCTCAGGAACGACATCGTTCGCGACTGCCTGAAACGCGCAGCTCAGGTCGGATTTATCGGCAGTTTGATATGGCTATGTAAAGCTGTGTTCTTTTACACAAAGGGGAGCCCGTGATGATAACCAGACTTGGCGGCAGACGATTTGTGATGACAATGGGCTGTGGAATTGCATGCACAGCGCTGGTTTATGCGGGCAAGATAAGTGACGCGACGTTTTCTTACATCATCATTGCCACAGTCGCAACATATATCGGTGGCGGAACAGTGGACAAGTTTTCCAGAAAGGATCAGTAGTGATGAAGATGTCGCCAAACGGATTGCTGATAACGCGGCATTATGAAGACTGCGAACTGACTGCCTATCTCTGTCCAGCAAAAGTCTGGACAATTGGTTGGGGGCATACGGGCAGTGATGTATATCCGGGCTTGACGATTACACAAAGCAGGGCAGACGAATTGCTGGTCGAAGAAGATCTTGCCGGTTGCGAGGCAGACGTCCGCAGACTGGTGAAGGTTTTTGTCACGCAATTCCAGTTTGACGCTCTGGTTGACTTCGATTTCAACAAAGGCGGTCCAGCTCTGGCTGGCAGCACGCTGCTGAAAAAGGTCAACGCTGGCGATATGAAGGGTGCCGCTGATGAATTCCTGAAATGGATCTACGGCGGCGACGGCAGCCACAACGGAATCGACGATGATCGTGACGGCAAGATCGACGAACCAGGTGAGAAGCAGCGGCTTCGCGGTCTGGTTCGCAGGGCGCACAGCCAGCGTGCTTTGTTTATGGGAGCATCGGGCAGGGACGCCATTCAGATAGGGCTGGCAGCTGCATGATCAATCTCACCGAGGTACAGGTCAAATGGATAGCAACGGCAATCACGGCAGCGGCCATCATCGGCGTCGGGTTCGCGACAGGCTTCGGGCTGCGCGGGGAAATTGCAAACGCTGCCGAGAGCAAGCTGCAGGCAGAACACAGCCAAGCAATGCAGGCTGTATCGGATGCGGCGGCACTGGCGGCACAACAGGCACTGGCGCGGCAGACAGAGTTGTCCAGCCAGATAGCGGCGATTGATGCCGCGCATGCCGAGGAAATTGAACGTGCAAAAATTGAGAATGATCGTTTGCGTGGCGACGTACTGTCTGGCGCTCGTCGGCTGTCAGTCGTCGCAAAATGCCCGGATGGTGCCCGTGGAGTGCCCGCAAATTCCAGCGGCTCCGGCGTGGATCATGCAGACACGCGAGCCGAACTTGACCCAAAGGCTGCTGACAGAATTATCCGAATCGCCAACGACGGCGATACAGCAATAATGCAGCTGACGGCATGTCAGGCATTTATCAAAGCTGTTACACAAAAATAATCACATAAAAAAGCCCGCACAATGGCGGGCTTCGACCGGTTACGATTTCCGGCGCAGGTTTCGCGGTTTTTCCGGCCTGCCGATTTGATTGCGCCCCTCAGCACACAAAAGCCGTCGATTTCCACTGGTGAGTGTCGCACCAGTCGACGGCTTTGGTCTGCAGGCGGCCAGTGTAAAACACAAGCCGCGCAACACTCAACCGTCAGAAAGTAGTTGGCTGCGCAACAGCGCGAATTGCCCACATAAAGCCCTGCTGTAGATTGGTTTTACCCAATGCAACATTGCGCTTATCTGTGGTGCTGTCGGCCTCCAGTTTAGCGATGAATGCTCCACACTGTTCTGCAAGCGCTTTGCCCTCATTCATCAAGTCGATTTCCGTTTGTGACAGATCACGATATCCTGTGATTTTCTTGTGCTGGTTTTCCATCGTACTTTCCTCACACCATCAGGGGCGGTGCATACCCATAATAAATCAAAAATCGAAGTCATCCACAGGCGCTGCGGGTGCCGCTTTAACTGCTGGCGCGGTTGCCACTGGTGCAGTCTTTTTCGGCTTGCTTGCCGGTTTCGCTACAGCTGCTGGTGCTGATTGTTCCCCGCTGGTTGACAGGCTGAAGTCGCCTTCCCCGACGCGGGTGACGAACAGCTGCAGGCCGGATTTCATGGCGGCATCTTTGAATGCGGCATAACGCTGTTCGTCCAGCAGCTCCAGCCCGTCGCAGCAGGTGACACCCAACTCACCGGCACGCAGCTTGGCTATTTCCACGGCGATCTCAACCTGTTGCGCCGTGTTGAGACGATCAAACTGTACGCCATCGCGGAATATCTCGCTATCACGGACTTCGATGCCGGGTATTGGCAAACTGGCGAGCAGATCGGCCTTGTAACTATCAATATCAGCCAGCGCCTGCGTCTGTGTTTCTGCCTGCGCTTCCAGTGTGACGGCTTCTGCTTCCATCTTGTCGATGGTGGCAATGGCCTGTTCACGCTTTGCGATGTTTTCGCGGTTGTTCCTGATAAGCTCCAGCGCATGGTTGATCGGCGTCATGTTGTCGATGTGCCGCTGGATGACATGCTCCCGTTTCGCCGCTGCCTTGGCTTCAGTTGCTGCCTGCTCTGTCATGATTGCGTCGATTTGCGCCTGCGCACTGGCTCTGATTTCGTCGATATGCTTATGGTTGGCTTCCTTGATGCTGACCAGCTTGTCGCGTATGCGCTCAAGCTCGGCATCCTTGGCTGCAGTGGCATCGGCAACCTGCTGGCGCAATTCATCATCGCTGCCGGTGACGCCTGCTGGTGCTTCCGGCATTGCCTGCTGTAGCTGGGTGATGGTTGCGCGCTTTTCTTTTGCCAGCCGGTTGGTGATGGTGCGTTCGTCAAAGACCGATTTCCGCACAGCTTCGATTGCAGCAAGACCGGCATCGCTCAGACCGGCATCAACACTGGTCCCGCTGACCTCTGACAGATAGCCGGTGTCGACCTGAATCGGCATCGCTTCCAGCATGATTTGCACGCGGTCCTTTTTTGCAGCTGTCAGGAATTCGACCGGATTGATCGACACCAGATCAGTGAGCCTCTTGATGGCTTCACCGGCGCGGCTGATCGCCTTGCCATCCTGCTTCACTTTTGTATCGCTGCCAGTTGCGGTGACGCGCTTGCTGATCTCGGTGCCGTCATCCAGCACCAGCACTACCTCGCCCTTGTCGGCACCCTTGCGCAACAGCGTGGCGTCATGACCGCCAGATAGAGCGGCTTTGATCGACTCCAGCACGGATGTTTTGCCGCTGCCGTTGCTGCCGGACAGCTCGGTGTATGCGCCCGGCGAAAACTCCAGTTCGTCGATGCCCAATATATTGCTTATTCTGATTTTGCTGATTTTCATATTTATTCACCGTCTTCGCTGGTGAGCACAGGCAGCTGGGCGTCAGCACTGATTTCCAGATAGCCGGTTACTTCCTCCAGCTCCGCGTACTGTGCCGCGTTATTTTTGGTGATAGTCAAATTACCTTCGTATTTTTTCATGATCGTAGTCTCTGTGATTAAAAATCGAAGTCGTCAGCTGGTGGCGGGTTCAGGTCTGAATCCGGTTCCTGCTGTTTAGTCTGGTGTGTATTACTAATTTCATGTGAATTAGTTTTTTCTGGCTCAGGCTCAACAACTGGCGGCGGTTCATCGGCTTTTTTCGCAATAGTCTTGTATTCATCGGGGCAGCCGTTCGGATCAATCGCTGTTTTTGCTGCTTTTGGAACCTTTTCCCATGCAGCTTTGAGCGCTTCCATACCTTTGGCAGCTTCAGATTTCAGTTCGGCTTTGTGCTGATCCACTGTTTTCTTATCCGCGCTCTGCTCAGTCGTTGGCTGCTGCTGCCTATTCTGCACAACCAGTTTCTTGATGACGTGCGTTTCTTTCTTGCCCTTGGTTGCTGCAAGTGATATCGCAATGTCTGACTGGATGTGCGACATGTGGCTGATACGGATGCCGCCTACCTTGACGCCGCCCCACTTCACTTCCGGATTATTGAACAGCGTCATGGATTTGCCGATCCACTCGCGGCCATCATCACCCCATGCAAATATCAGCACCTTGCGCATCGACTTGCAGGGCTTGTATGGCATGCCGTTGTCGTCTTGATAGTGGATCGTGACGGGCTGCTCAGCATTGCCTCTGCTGACACCAGTAACCATTATGGTTAGAGCGCCAGACAGCAGGCTATCCGCATTCAGCTGGTCGCTGCGTGGAATGATTGTGTCGCTGAGATTGGAAACATCATTCTGTGACATAAGAAATATTCTCGATTTCAAGTTGGTCGGTGGTTTCAATAATTCGTTGCGCGAATGCAGGCAGCTCCAGTTCAAGCATTGCGACGCCGTAGCCTGGCCAGTTGTTCGTGCTGACGCATTCTGCATAGATAGCAAGCAGCCTGCGGTACTCGTTGCGGCCATGTTCGATCTGCTCTGGCGTCGCCTTGTATGGCTTATTCGCGTATGGCGGCGAGTTTTCCTGAGCGAACCAGACGAATGGCGGCGCCTTGTCGGTCTTGTAGATCTGCATGAAGCCATCTGTGTACCAAGCCGCCTGAATCAGCATCTCCAGATTCCAGACTTGGCGAGGGAACTCGCTGGGGCTGGCATCCTTGGTGGTCTTCAGATCCATCAGATAGCCAAGCGGGAAACGTTCAACGCCGGGCGGCAGCATCAGGTCAGGCCGCATCTTGCAGATGACGCCGGTTTCCCAGTCTGTCCAGAAC